AACAGGCAAGTAGAAAACCTGCTCCTAAATAGGAGGGTCTTGACCTTTTACTGATTTGCCAGTTTATCTCTTATTAATGAATTAGCTTTATTTTGCAGATTGACGTTTTTACTTGATACTTTGTTTTTTATATTTTATAATTGTAGTACGTTCTTTGAAAATTGAATCTGAATAGACTGTGCCTAGTATGGGTCATGGCTTCACTTAGGAGATTCTATGGCTAGATTTAAATATCATACAGGAATTGTCTCAGTGCGAGATAATACTCCGGCACTACAAACTATGACTATCGACCAGTTAAACGATCTTGGAATAGCTGAACCCTGCGAAATGCGAGTAGTAAAACCTCCTAGTTTTCCAGAAGGTATAACTCCGCAAATGTCAGGATTTTGGAATGCAATGTCAAAACGTAAATATTTTCGGATTAGGCGTAAAAAATAACTTGATACTTAACTTGTCATGATTCATACTAGGTACAGTCAAACACAAGTTCTCATCTTTGAGTAGTGAGCATAGGAAGGATAGCTATGGAAACACCATTCGATGTTTTAGGAACTACTCAAGATTCTAAACCTTTTGTGAGTATGGCTAGGTATATTCCATTCTCCGAAGAGAATTTAGAATTCGCTCGTAAACTTGCAGTAGCAAGATTTAAATGTACTCGTAGTGATATACGTGTGAGATGGAGAAATTGGGCTGGTGGTCGTGGTCATCATCCACAGCATAATATCAAGAGTGAGGCAACTCATTTTGATGTTTACTACAGTCCACGTAAGTCTAAAGAAGTGGAATACACTACAGATATGTTTGGTCATATTATACCAATATCTTAATCTAATTTTAATCTAATTAGTTCACTGCTCTAAGATGGGAACTTGAAAACTCGTAACTAGGAAGGAATCTATGTACAATCTTCATAATCCGAAGGTTCGTAGATTTGCACAGTTATCACCAAAAAACCTTGAATTGGTGCTTGCTTTTGTATTCTCAACTATCAGAGTACAGACAAGTGTATTACCACGTAATATGCGTGAATATCGTAAACGTGGTTTAAATTCATCGTGGATTTGGGGAAATAAAAAGACTGGTCTTGCCTATGTTAGGAAGAATAGGCAGGATTTGTACAATCGTATGATGCGAATTATACGTTCCAATAAGAAGGATATGGAACTTGAACTACTTCTTCTTTTCCTTGAAGTACCGGGTTTAGGTCTACCAAAAGCAGGTTTTGCCTGTCAACTGGTAGCAGGGAAAATAGGATGTATGGATGTTCATAATATCCGGAAGTTTTTACCAGATGTTGATGCATCTGTAGGTACTCCTTCACACTTCCAAACATCAGGTAACTCTGATTCTGTGAAGTTAAGGAAAGCCAAAGAATATATTAAATTGTGTAAGGATATAGGTGGGTGTAAGTTTTTGTGGAATGTATGGTGTACTGATAGATCAGTGGACTATCCCAAACACTTTCCAACACCTTTTGATGTCTCTGCTGTACATGAAAGTATATGGAGATAATAAAATACAAGTAGAGTGGCTAACTGTTCGCTAGTGATTTGATGATCTAGGTGAGGTCGACCCAGTTAGAAGTTATCAGTCTAGTTTGAATCATGACTAGAGTCCTTGTCTCACAACTGTGAGGTTCACTCTACTTGATATGTTTAACCCTCTCTCACACATACTATAAGGGAGGTTTATTGTGTAGCGTATCATCTTGGAGAGCATAATTGCCACGCCCTCAACAACATCGAGGAAACGAGAGCCAATCGCCTAATAGCAATGTTCGCTACACTTAACCATCATGAGTTAAGGTAAATATGTATGATTTACATGAGATTACCATACAGGAACGTATAGAGTATGGTATGACTAGAACCTATCCCATGAATAAATTAGGGAAGGACTATGCCGAGAGGCTAGGTAAAAAGACTTTAACCGCAGGAGATCTAACTTTTATGGTGGCTCTTGGGGTAAAGATTAGACACGTACAACCGAATTACGCCTATTAGGTTGGTTGAATGACGCCTATTAGGTATGACGAGAGTGGTAGTTGCCGTAATGAGTCATGAGTCCACTCTTGATGACACTCCTATTCACTCAGAGATCCGGTGATAGAGAATAAACCTTGCACTACTAAGGGCTATTAAAAGGAAGTAGTGGCGAGTGGATAGGGTGTCTATACTTCACTTGGGCAAGTATGCAATGGAGAAAGCAACCTGACTGTAAATCAGGTGTCGTATGACAAAGTGAGTGCAACTCTTACCTTGCCCACCAACTAGGGAGGAATATGACACGCATAGAAAAATTAGAATATATTAAGGAGATGATCATTGAGATCTTGGAAGAGAATCCACAGTTTAATGATCTTGGAAAATTAAAAGAACAATTACAAGATCTATTATTTGTAATAGAAGATGTACCAGAGACATTACTATGATATGCTCATACTGTTATAAGACAGGAATAACATCAAAACATGATGTAAGTGCATGGTGGAACAATCCAGAGGATAGTGTCCACGTATGCTCAGATGAATGTAAAGATAAACTGTCAGGTCTATTAAAAGATGGTAAGTGGATGACTCATAGACCAGAAAGGATGTTTAGGAAGAAAGATCCTGACTATGTGAGTCCTAACTTTGGAGCAGTAACAGTTGCCTAATGATTTTGAAGTAGTGACCACCCTACGCTACAAGACTAAAGATAATTTCAAGGGTGCTATTGTTAAAATTAAATCTAGGAGGAAGGATGGAAAGAAAAACCTTGACACTACCAAGAAAACTTGATAGAATGTTTGGACAGGTAGTAGTTGACCTCAGAGGATCAAGAGGTGAACAGAAGGATAAAGAAAAGATGCGTATGTACGAAAGTACAGACGAGAATTGGTCAGGACAACGATAGGAGGAGAATATGGAGAAAAACCTAATGGCAAAGACAAGGCCTGTAGATAATCCCTACGAGATCTGGACTTGTGAATCACCAGATGGTGTATGGGAGTGGAGAGTCTTGAAGAAGTGGCAGAAGCCATCCAAAGAAGCAGAGAATCCCTATGCTAGGTGGTTCTGTGCAGTCAAGTCACCACACACATATGGATCATGGGAGTATGGAGATACTTACGTGAGAGATGTCAAAAGTGTGGCAGAAAAAGTACCAGAAGCAGGATGGGTACTATGATTAACAAGATTAAACTAGATTGGTACAAACATAAACAATTTCTAGGTGAGATACTATCAGACTTGGAATACTGGAAGTTTGAATACGAAGTAACCTTAGAAAATGGAACTCTCATAATAAGTATTTATGGAGCAGGAAAATGATTGAATACTTAATATGGAAATACCTCATGCATATTATATTTGTATGGGTAACAATAGCCCATTGGGGAGAACCTCATGGGTTTGAATGGGTAACTTACTAAAGGAGGAACATGGAATGGAAGGACATTCTAACTAAGCCTGTCTTGGTAGATACTGTAACAATCAAGTATAACAGTAAGTCAAAGGCAGAATGGGTAGCTATTGAAGATATGCACCCTACACATTTAGTTAATGCTATATACAAAACAGTAAAAGATGGAAATCACCTTTGTAGTAGCTTCATCGCAGAGAAGAAGCAAGTCGAAGAGGTGGTATGGAATCTGTAAAAGAAAAGTCCCAAGAACAGCAGAAAAAAGAACATCTTGAACGACTGGAAGAGTTACACAGGAATTCAAGAGGTGGTCTGCAAAGAAGAAGAAAGGGAGAGAATAAATGGCATTATATATAGTAAGAAATAAATTAGATCACGAGTTCATTGATGGGGAGTTTAACCAGAACTCTATACTTGGAATATTTAATACGGAAAATTATTATAATTTATTCCATATAGTAAATGAGGCAGTAGATGCTTTCACCACCTCGTTTGTAGAATTACCCATTGATACTGGTGTATATTTTACAAGAGGAGATAAGATTTCATTTCAACCTCAATGGGAAGATGCTGAAGCAATCGAATTTGAGGGGAATCTTATAGAAATAACTGAGAACCTAGCCTCCTACCTTAATGAGGGAATGGAGTGGAAGGTATGGATACTAAAGAGGGATAAGTTATGGTGGTCTATTTTAGACAAACCATATCTTATTAATTAGTATGGAGGATTTTATGAGAATGTGGTTCTTAAATTTACCCGACATATTAGTGTTCTTTTCGATATGGTGGGCAGGATTCCTAACGTGTTTTGTTTTGATGTTAGGATGTATCTTAGTCTGTATATGGGGAGGAGGATCAATAACCTTTGGAGTTAAAACAAAAGAGGATAATGATATTCATAATTTATACAATAATATTTAGTATTTTAATTTACTTTTTAAGTTTGCATTGGTTAGTCATCTTTTTATAAGGAAGGCATGAATATATTTGAAGAGCAAAAAAAATTAGAAGAAGATATGATTGAGTTCGGGATTGAAAAGTTCCGAAAGCAAGTGAGAGAAGCAAAAGGATCTTCCTCAGAGTCAATATCATTACACGGCATTCTACTCATGAAGCAGAGTGTAGATAAATTTGCCAGAAAGATAGACTCTTTTGTGGGAGAAGCATTACAGGGTGGAGCAGGAAGAAAAGCATTATCAGCACCATTCCTTGCAATGTTAGAGTCAGAAGTATCCGCTTTTATCACACTAAGATCTATCATGGATGGTATATCTAAGTCACAAAAATTGACTAATTTAGCCTTCAAAATAGGTCAAGCATTAGAAGATCAAGTTAAGTTCAATATATATAGGAAAGAAGATAAACATTACTTTGATTATTTAGTTAAACAAGTGGGAAAACGCTCCGCATCTCGACATTATCGGAGATATGGTCTGTTAAAACATTGTAAAAACAAGATAGACGTAGAACACACCGATACATGGACAGTTACGGAGCGAATCCAAGTCGGATTGAAATGTGTAGATTTACTTGTACGATCTACAGGATTAGTCAAAGTAGTCACAATGACTAAGGGAAGGAAGAAGAAAGAGTTAACTGTTCTTCCTACTGATACCACATTGGACTGGATTGAAAGAATAAATAGCAAGGGAGAACTACTTAGTCCTGCCTATGCACCAATGGTATGTACTCCAAAAGATTGGACTTCACCTTTTAGTGGTGGATATTTAACAAAGAGAATTGGATTTATCAAGACAAGTAATAAGAACATAGCTAGTGAGATAGCATACCACGATATGAAGCAGGAGTATAGTTGTGTAAATGCACTACAAAATACTCAGTGGTGTGTAAACAAGAAGGTACTAGATACTATGAAAAGGGCATGGGAACTAAATTGGAGTGTCGGATCAATGCCCGACAGAACTGAGGCCACTATACCACCCTGTCCTGCTCCGAAAGGGATGAAGAAAAAGGATATGGATGAGGAAATGTACAAGAAGTTTATAGACTGGAAAACTATAGCATCAGAATGTTATGCAGAGAATGTGAGAAGAAAATCTAAGATTTTACAGTTTATTAGAACATTATCTATGGCAGAGAAGTACTCCAAGTATGACGGATTGTACTTTCCATACCAAGTGGATTTCAGAGGAAGAAAATATACAGTAAGTTCTTTCCTAACTCCTCAAGGTACTGAATACGCTAAAGCCTTATTGACTTTTGCTAATGCCCTTCCAATAGAGAATCAGGAACAAGCAAATTGGTTAGCTATTCATGGTGCTAATTGTGCGGGAGTAGATAAACTTACCTTAGATGAAAGAATAGAATGGGTAGAAGAGAATACAGAGAATATAATAAACTCAGCCAAACATGAATTAGACTGTGGATTCTGGAAACAGGCAGACGATCCTTGGTTATTCTTAGCATTTTGTTATGAATGGGCAGGTTTCAAGAAACAAGGATTCGGTTACAAATCTTCCCTTCCAGTAGCCTTGGATGGGAGTAACAACGGTTTACAACACTACTCGGCAATGTTGAGGTGTAAGATAGGTGGAAAAGCTACAAATTTGATGCATACAAAAGAGCCACAAGATATATACCAAGATGTTGCCGACTGTGTTCTACGAGAGGTACGAAAAGAAATGGAGGATGGAGATGAGATGGCAGAAAAATGGCTTAATTCTGGGCTAATAAATAGAAAGATGACTAAACGACCAGTTATGGTAGTGCCTTATGGAGGTACACGTTTTAGTTGTAGAAGTTATGTAGAAGAATATGTGAGAGAAGCAATTTATGATGGAGCAAACTGGCCTTGGGATAAGAACTTACCCTTGTATGTTCCAGTTAATTGGATCACTAGTAGGGTATGGAATGCTATCACGGAAGTTGTAGTGAGTGCAAGGGAAGCTATGGATTGGATTAGGAAAGTCTCTAGCTTAGTGAGTAAGCAAAATTATCCCTTGATATGGTGGATACCATCTGGTATGGTAATACATCAACAGTATAAGGATATTTCTAAGAAGAAAATTTTTACACATATTGATGGTGTCCTTGTGAAACCAACAGTTCAAGTTGAAGATGACTCGGGAATTGATAATCGAAGATCCGTTAATGGATCTGCACCTAACTTTGTACATTCTTTAGATGCTTGTGCATTGACTTTTACAGTTAATATGTGTCTGAATAAGGGAGTGAATTCCTTTCAAATGATACATGATTCGTATGGAACTCATGCGTCCAAGACACCAGAGTTAGCACAGTTATTAAGAGAAGCATTCGTTAAACTATATAAGGAGTTTGATGCTCTTGAAGAGTTTAAACAATCAGCTTTGGAAGTTGTGGACTATGTTCCTAACCCTCCAAAGAGGGGAGATTTAAATATAGAAGAGGTACTTAAATCTAAGTATTTCTTTTGTTAATAAACTACCCTTATAGTATTTAATCAATAACTAACCATTTAAGGAGGTTACAAATGGCAGATAGAGTAGTATCACCATCAGGAAAGGTGACATGGGCATATATTGAACGTCCTAATACTAAGTTCTCAGAAGAAGGAGAATATCAGTTGGCGTTTACCATTCCACGTAAGGAAGCTAAGAAATTTATGGCTACCATAGATGAGTGGATGGAGTCCTCCCAAAAAGAATCGGGAGCAAAGAAAATGGCTGATCCACCTTACAAAGAGGATGGAGATGATGTTCTGTTTAAGTTTAAGCAGAAGCCTTTCTTTAAGTCTAAGAATGGCGAGAAGAGAAAGGCAACAATTCGCTTGATTGATGCGAAATTGAATCCTTGTAATGTATCTATTGGTCGTGGTTCGGATGTTAAAGTTTCATTCCGTCCTGCTTTCTGGACTGTACAAGGTGGTGCAGGTGTTACATTGTACATGGATGCCGTACAGGTTATCAATCTTATTCCTTACAATCCTATCTCGGATATGGGCTTTGAAGAAGAGGAAGGATATGAAGATTCTTCTGGGTCTATTGCAAGTGATTTCCAAGAAGAGGATGAGGACTTCTAAAGGGTTTCGTAACCAGTTTGAAGAAAAACTAGCCTCCTTCCTAGAGGAAAAACGTGTAGCTTATGAATATGAAACACGTATTCTAAGTTACACGTTGGAAGGAAGATACAAACCAGATTTCATTCTACCGAATGGGATAATAATAGAAGCAAAAGGATTTTTTAGACTCACAGCACAGAGAATTTTGAGAGCAATTAAGAAACAACATCCCGAACTAGATATTCGGCTTGTGTTTTATGATTGTAATAAAAAAGTTCAAGGTTCTAATTTAACGTGTAAAGCGTGGGCAACTAAATATAATTTTAAATTTGCAGACAAGGCAATTCCTATTGAATGGATAAAATAAAAAGAAAAGAAACTAAATATATAATTATTCATAGTAGTGAGACAACGCCTAGTGAAAATTTAAACAGTAAAGACTTAAACAAATTACACAGACAGAAAGGTTTTCTGAATGTGAAATACCATTTCATTATCACAAGGGATGGTAAAGCGGAGCGAGGAAGAGATATAGAAGAGATAGGAGCACACACCGAAGGATATGACGATGTGTCCGTATCAATTTGTCTTATTGGTGGTGATGCTGTTGATTCAGAGATTGAACCTCGTATAAATTATACATCAAGACAATGGGATGAGTTGAAAAAATATGTAATGTATTTGAGATATGTGTACTCAGATGCTACAGTGTTAGGATTCAATGAGATTGAAACCACTCAACGATCACCATACTTTGATGTTCAATCATGGTTAGACTTTTAAAGGAAGGAAAATGGGCAAGGGAATACTCAATAGAGGAACACAAGTTCATCCAAAGAAAAATAAATTAGATAGAAAATTTAAAATGAGGGAAGAACTTGATATGGAGGAGACATATACATTTCGACAAGTACGAACATTTATTGATCGAAATGATTTGTCGGGAAAAAATTTCAAGGTTGATGATGTCAAGGTTTCCTTTGATGCGGAGACTTTACCACAAGTATTAGATCAAGTGAAATTTTTCTTACATAGTTGTGGTTTTACATATATCAAATCATTAACAGCAACCTCTAAATTGGATGATAAAATATGGAACTCTTCGGAAGAGAGAGATTAGATAGAGAGGACTCTACTTTAGTTAACCATATTCCCTGTCCTAGTTGTGGATCTCAAGATAACCTTGCCATATATGATGATGGTCATGGTTACTGTTTCACTCCGGGCTGTGGTTATCACCGGACAGAAGAAGGTGAACAACAAACTAAGAGGAAGGAAAAAATGAAAATGGATTTTGTATCTGGAGACAAAGCACCTCTTCAGAAGAGATGTATCTCGCAAGATACTGTTAATAAATGGGATTATCAGACTGGAACTTTTAAAGGTAAGAAAGTTCAGATAGCTAATTACCGTAAGGCAGAGTCAGGTGAGATAGTCGCTCAGAAATTAAGGTTTTCCAATAAGGATTTCTTATTTATTGGAGATACTAAACAGGCAAATCTTTTCGGTAAGCACCTCTTTTCTAAGGGGAAGATGATAGTAGTAACCGAGGGAGAGATAGATGCGATGTCAGTATCACAGGCTCAAGGTAATAAATGGCCTGTTGTTTCTATTTCTACTGGATCAGGTGGTGCGAAGCGATGTCTCCAAAGGGAGATTGAATATTTAGAGGGATTTGAAACTATAGTCTTGATGTTCGATCAAGATGATGCAGGAAAGAAGGCTGTAGAGGAGTGTGTTCCATTATTTTCACCCGGAAAGGTGAAGGTAGCACAGTTACCTATGAAGGACGCAAATGAAATGCTCCAAGCCGGACAAGAGAAAGAAATTATTAATGCTATATGGTCTGCTCAAGTGTGGAGGCCTGATGGAATTATAGATGGAAGAGATTTGTGGCATCTTATATCCTCAGAAGATACTGTAGAATCCTTTCCCTACCCTTACTCTGGTCTGAATAACATGACTCAAGGGTTACGAAGAGGGGAAATAGTAACTATAACAGCAGGAAGTGGTGTAGGTAAGTCACAAGTATGTAGAGAAATAGGTTATTCTCTCATGTTACAAGGTCATAAGTTAGGATATATTGCATTAGAAGAAAATAATAAGCGTACTGCACTTGGATTTGTTGGGTTATATTTAAATAAACCTGTACATTTACAGAATGTGGAGTGTACTACTGAAGAATTAAAAGATGGATTTGACAATGTAGTAGGTACAGGTAATTTATTTCTCTATGATCATTGGGGAAGTGTAGAACCAGAACATCTTTTCAACAAGATAAGGTACTTGGTACGAGGAATGGAATGTGATTGTATTATACTGGATCACATTAGCATCATCATCTCAGGACTCACAAGTGGAGGAGATGAACGTAGAATGTTAGACTTTGTAATGACTAAACTTAGAAGTTTGGTAGAGGAATTACAATGTGCCTTGATACTTGTCTCTCATTTACGTAGACCAAGTGGAGATAGAGGACATGAGGAAGGAGTACAAACTTCACTCAATCAGTTACGTGGTACTCATGGAATCGCACAACTATCTGATATTGTTATAGGTTGTGAAAGAAATCAACAAAGCGAGGACAATCCTAACCTGACTACAGTAAGAATTCTAAAGAATAGATGGACAGGTGAAACAGGAATTTGTAATGCAGTTGAGTATTCAAAGGAGACTGGAAGGATGGTAGAAGTTTCTACAGATAATTTTGAAATTGAAGAAGTTGAGGATAACCAAGATTTTTAGGGAGGAAAATGGAAGAGGTCATCTTAGATCTAGAATCAGATGGTTTGTTAGACACTATAACAAAAATTCATTTGTTAGTCTATCGTAACTTAACTACAGGAGAGTTGACAATTTCAACTAGTAATTCTGAGATTATAAATTCTCTTAATGATTTACAAGATAAGAAAATAATCGGTCATAATATATTAGGTTTTGATCTAATAGCATTAAAGAAACTTTATGATTTTTCAGTTCCAATAGATCAAACACTTGACACACTAATACTTTCAAGATTAATTTATCCTAATTTAAGAGAGACAGATTCAAAAGTTAGAAAGATTCAAGCAAAACTTTGGGGAAGTCACTCATTAAAAGCATGGGGAGAGAGATTAGGATCATTTAAAGGCACTCTTAATCAACAAGAGGATGCATTTAAAGAACTCACCACAGAAATGATAGACTATTGTGTGAATGATGTTCATTTAACAGAGTTATTACATGAACATTTATCCAATAGTCTACCTTCCAAAGATTCTATTGATTTAGAACATCAAATAGCAGATATATGTTTAAAACAAGAGGAAGCAGGATTCTGTTTTGATGAAGAACAAGCTGTTGAATTATACTCCGATCTTGCAGATAAGAGATCTAAGCTATCCAAGAAATTAGGTGAAGTCTTTGGATCATGGATAGTAGATGAAGGACTAAGAAAGAACGACACATATTCAAAGATAAAAATAGTAGATTTTAATCCTAACTCTCGTAAACATATAGCTAAGAGACTACAAGAACTACGAGGATGGATTCCAAAAGAATTCACTCCTTCAAATGAACCTAAAATTGATGAGAAAGTTTTAAGTAAACTTAACTATCCCGAAGCAAAGTTAATGTCGGAATACTTTATTTTAAATAAACGTATTGCACAGTTAGCAGAAGGTAATCAAGCATGGATAAAACTCTCAAAGAAAGGAAGGCTACATGGAAAAGTCAACACGATGGGAGCACAAACTTCACGATGCTCTCACTCACACCCAAACCTCGCTCAAGTTCCGAATCTCAACGCACCCTTTGGGCGAGAATGCCGAACATTATTTCGTGCTGATCCGGAGATGGAACTTTTGGGCGTGGATGTATCTAGCTTGGAACTGCGTTGCCTTAGCCATTATCTTGCTAAGTATGATGATGGTGCATATGGTAAAGCGTTACTTGAAGGAGATGTCCATACGACTAATCAAAAGGCCGCAGGATTATCTACGAGGGATCAAGCAAAAACTTTCATATATGGGTTTTTGTATGGTGCGGGAAATGAAAAAATTGGTCAGATTGTAGGGAAGGGGAAGGTTGAAGGCTCTCGCTTAAAGAAAGAGTTTCTAACTAAAATACCCGCCTTAAAATCTTTAAGAGATGCGGTACAAAAGAAAGCAGAACGAGGTTTTTTAACTGGTTTGGATGGAAGGAAAGTACCAGTACGTTCTACCCATTCAGCTTTGAACACTTTGTTACAGTCAGCAGGAGCAATCATTTGTAAAAGATGGATTGTTGAAATGCACTCTCTACTTGAACAGGAATTTAAGTACGGAGAAGATTATAAACAAGTAGCATTTGTTCATGATGAAGTCCAACTCACAGTAAAAGAGGAGTATGCAAAACAAATTGGCTCACTCGCAATTAAAGCAATCAAAATTGCGGGAGAAAAGTACAATTTTAGAATTCCCCTCACAGGAGAATTTAAAACAGGACAGACT